AGGCAGAACGCCGACACAGCAGTAACGCAAGCAAGCATCAACAGAGATAATACGTTACAAAGCAATATAGACTCTACTAATCTGGCTTTGGCAAACGAGACAAGCCGAGCTGTTGCCTCTGAAAATGCTTTAGATAGCAGACTTGATATTGTACAGGGCAGTGCAACAACTAACGGTTCTATCGCTAAAGCACAAGCAGATGCGCAAGCATTTACCGTAGCTTCTGTTTCTAGTGAGGCGGCTATTCGTGGCGCTGTTGATTCAAACTTACAAATGCAGATAGACGCAATTAGCGCAGCTTTCTTGTATAAAGGGTATGTTAACGCGGAAGGTAGAATTGTACATATTGACCCATTTCACGCTAACCACAATGTTTTATTTGAGAACGCCGCATTGTTTAATGGCGACTTCTACAAGGTTAATGCTGATATAACTATTACTTTTGGTGACGCTTCTACAATTGAAGTTAACACTGGCGATGGCTTGCTGGCTATTAATGACGTTGCTTCTGGTAGCTCAAGCGCTAGCGATATTCACAAAACAGATAATACAGAATCTGCTGACCTTATTCGTGAAGGTATGCTTGACGGTGTGACCATTGAAAAATCTGGTGGCAATGTAAAAGTTGTTGATGACTCAATAGGTCGTGTTCAGTTAGCGGCTGGCGTTGAAACTGATATTGATAACAAAGTGTTAAAGGCTGGCGATACTATGACCGGTGCGCTAAAAGTTGACAAGACTGTAACGGCTGGCACTGGCCATACTGGCGGATATGATTACTCAGCGCACTTTAAAATGAAGTCAATTGATACTGATTCGCTAACTGATACGCAGCGAGCATTATTAGTTGAGAACGAGGTTTACACTGGTGGCAGTGGTAATCCGCTTGACTTAGACTATGCTAACGCAGCCACAATAACTTCACACTATAAAGGGTCATCAAATGACATGACTGTTGCTGTAGTTGGCTTAAATGGCGAGGGTAGAGTGTTAAACGCTTCCGCTGCTGTATATGCCACAGGCTCTTACGGTGTCGCTACTGATGCGCAACTAGGTGTTAATGCTGGCGGTACTTTTGTTGCTCAGAATGCGGCAACTGCTAACCTTGGTATCTTTGGTTTCTCTGATACTGCGGGCGCACTTAATAACCGAGCTGCTTACTTTGCTTTATCGACTGACGCTTTGGACTTTGATTCTTACCGTGTAGCTCGTGTTGCTTCACCATTGCCTGTTCAAGATGCCGCTGTAATTATTGATGATTACACAGGTGTAAAACATGCGTTATTCGTCAATGGCAAGTCAGAGTTCCAAGGAAAGGTAATTGTGCCAAGTTCAACGGCTGACAACGAAGCTGTTAACGGTGCAGATATCAAAGCTAAGCAGAAGATTTATCAATTTGACTTATCTGATGGCGTTGCTAAAGTAATCTCAACGCCTGCTAGTATTGACCTTGATAAGGTAATCTGGCGCGTAGTTGATAACTATACTGATGTTGATCTAAGTGTCGTACTTGATGACAGCCAAAAACAAATCACAGTAACGGCAAATGGCGGTAACTTGTCAGATGTTAAGCTTTTAATACAAGAGCTAAGTTGTGACGTTGAAAATGTTTAACTAACATAAAAGTAAAAAGCCTTGCTATTATGCAGGGCTTTTTTATGCTTTCTTTTTAATCTCTAATCTATGTGTTAAACTAAATAAAATTATAGAGGTTTTTGTCATGGCGTTAATAGTAGAAGATGGAACGGTTGTTCCTAATGCAGATTCATTTTTAAGTTTGGCCGATGCTAGATCATTGGCTAGTAACTATGGTATTACTTTACCTGTTGATGATACAGAGGCAGAGATTACCTTGCGCAATGGCTATCTATTTCTCTTAACAGAAGAAAGAAACCTACAAGGCTCAAGGGTTAGCGCAGAGCAGACAGGCATATTTCCACGTAAAGACGTATTACAGAACTGTTTTGAGTTACCTAGCGATATCATCCCGCAAGAAGTAAAAATGGCTCAGTTGTACGCTGCTGACGCAATAAACAACGGCGCATCTACTAACAACATTGATGATGGTCAAAGACTTAAAAGCTTTAACGTTGACGGCGTTTATTCTGAAACATATCAAGACGGATCAAGCGAATCAACAAACGCAAATATTCAAGGTGTAGAAAACTCTTTGTTCCCATTTACTAAAGCTGGTTTATCTGCTGCTAATTGTGGCGGTGTTGGTGGCTTTGGTCAGCTTAACGCAAATAACTTCGGGTTTTTAGGTTAATGACTAGCGCATATATACAGGGCAGAATCAAACGAGGTTTAGCCAAGGCTATTAATAAAACCGGCTCACCTAGTATTGAGAAAGTTTACCTAATGCAAAAAACCGTTGTAGGTGGTGACACTCCACTTGATACACCAACGGTAACGGTAACACCTGTTTTATTAGTTGACGCGATATTTAAAAGCTATGACAAAGAATTGATAGGCGGTAATATTGTTGCTGGTGATAGAGAGCTTGTTAGTAACAATGATGTTGAAATACAAACAGGCAATATTATCAAGCAAGGTAATGATGAGTTTATTGTAATAGACGTTGAAGTCAAAGCGCCAACAAGTGACGTTTTATGCTATATCGCACAGGTGAGGCAGCAATAATGCCATTAATAGGTTTAAAGGGTGTTAAATTAGCCATTGATGAATTACCAAAAAACGCTAACGATGATATACGCGGCGTTTACCTTGCGGGACTTAAAAATATAGTACAAGAAACACCAGCGGACACAGGCAGAGCAAGAAATAATTGGTTTTTGTCAGTTGGCGCACCATCAAATAAAACAACAACGAGTGAAAGTGTTGGTGGCGGTGCTTCTTTAAGCCAGGCAAGTAAGTTACCTAAAAATGTATTAGGAAAGAAAATATACTTTACTAATAACCTGCCTTATATTGGCGTACTTGAATATGGTGGATTCCCTAAGCCTGTTAAGAAAGGTAGCAGGATAAACGGAAGGTATCAAAAGCTATCAAGAAACGGTTTTAGCTTACAAGCACCAAAAGGCTGGGTTAGAATAAACCTAAAACGTATGCAAAGTAAGATTAAGAAACTATGAGCCAATTAAACACAAAACAAGCTTTTATAAGTCACTTAATAAACAACCTGCCGACAGGTGTAACTGTTGATGATGTTGCTTTTGAGAATAAAAAGTTTAAACCTAAAAATAAAGATTTATGGCTAGCTGCTTATTACATACCGGCAACAAGTGACATGATGGGTAAGTCTGCAACTGATAGAGACGAAGAGCGCGGATTATATCAAGTTAGCGTTTTTGTACCTCTAAATGATGACAACAGAGACAACGTACAACTGCAGGCTATAGATGAACTCAAAAGCGCATTTAGCTATAATACAGAATTGGTGTATAATGACCAAACAGTCAGCGTTTTAGATAGCGAAACTAACGCAGGCGTAGAAAGCGAGTCATGGTTTCAGCGTGACCTAACAATTAATTTTTTAACATTTACAAATCGAGGGTAACAACATGGCTGGTGAAATTAACGGCACTAACATACTAATTCAAAAAGGCGCTTCTCCGACTGAGATTTTTGGTCAGATGGAAGCAACATTAACAATGAACGGCACACCGATTGATATTAGCAATAAAAGCTTAGGCGATTTTGTAACAATGCTTGACGAAGAAATCTCAAGTCAGCAAATTGTTATTACTGGTACAATGGTTTACAACGTTTCAGCTAACTACGAAGCAATCAAAGCAGAAGCTTTTATAGGTAAGCAAGACGATTATTCTATCACCTTTACTGGTGGCGAATCTTACACGGGCAAATTTGTGCCAAGTGGTATTAGTGATGCTATACCGCATGGTGATAAAGTATCGACGAGCTTTACATTATCAAGCTCTGGCGAAGTAACTCGTACGGCTCAAACTGTATAATGGAGTTTAAGCTAGCTTATAAAAGCTATAAATGCGGTTGGTCGCTCGCAGTCTTTAAGCGTTTTTATGATGCAACAGGCTTAGATTTATCAACCGTATTGCAAGACTATATACAAGCTTTTGCGTCAACAACTGAGCAATCAAAAGTGTCTCAGCATGTGACGTTAAGTAAGCTATATAGTCGTGATATTGCGTCGAATATTTTTTATTGTATAACTGATGAATCTTTAAACGTACCGCTTGATGAGTTTGATGATGCAACGTTTAGGACTTCATGGTTTCAAACTGAAAGCATTGATGGGTTTAGCGAAGAATATCCGGCGGTTTTACTAAAGATAGCTTTAGATTTTAACGAGTACATACAAGCTAACATCCATGTAAAAAAAAAGGATATAAAGGCTTAATACATAGAGCTTTTAAGTCTGAGCCTTTCAATTATTGGGGCTGGTATAAGCACGCTGTAAATGTTTTGAAGTTGCAGCCGTCAGAAGCTTGGCGACTTGATTTTGTTGAGTTAATGTACTTATCAGACCAAGAAAACAAACAAGAAGTTGATTTATCTGTAATGCTTAATGCTGAAAGAATGATTAACGGGGCTAGTCAAGAGTGGCTAAAAGGTGTAGATAATGGCTAGTGAAAAATTAACAATTGAGCTTGAAGCTAAAACAGCTAAATTGAACGCAGATTTAAAAAAGGTTGATGGCGAACTCAACGACCTTGGCGAATCTGTTGACGGTGTTGACGGAAAATTTAAAAAGTTTGGCGGCGCAACCAAAATAGCTGGTAACGTTTTACTCGGTTTAGGTGCAGCAGCAGCAACAGCAATAACCACTATAACGGCGCTATCAAAAACAGTCGCCGCATACTCAAGAGAGATACGTATAGCTTCTGACCTCTCAGGTGTTGCAGCAGAAGAACTTCAAATAATGGCGCACGCTACATCTACTGTCGGCATAGATATGGAAAAGCTAGGCGACATATCAAAAGATACCCGTGAAAAAATAGGTGACTTTCTAAACACTGGCGGCGGCGGCTTCATGGATTTTGTTGACGCCATGAAGCTAACAGAAAAAGAAGCGACCAAACTAGCAAAAGAATTCTCTACACTTACAGGGCCAGAAATACTTCAACGAATGGTCACAATGATGGAAGATGCCGGAGTATCTGCCGTTCAAATGTCACACGCTCTTGAGGGTATGGCGTCAGATGCTACTCGATTAATACCACTAATGGCTGACGGCGGCAAAAAGGCTAAAGATTTAGCTGATAGCTTTTCAAGTGTGGTTATACCTCTTAGCGAATCTGACATTGATATGTTTATCCGTATGGGTGAAAGCGCAGATTTAGCCGGAGCATCACTAAAAAGTTTGGGTGAGCAGATACTTGTTGACTTGGGTGATGCATTCATTAAAGCAGCAAACAAAGTTGCTTTTTTCTATGCGTCACTAAACGAAGGTACAGAGGCGCAAAAAACAAAAAGACTAGCTGAAATAAAAGAAGAAATAGAGCAGACAGAAGAAACGTATAAACGCATGGATAATTGGTTTAATAAAGCCATTAGAAGCGAGGAGTCTTTTCTTGCGCAGCAAGAGGAAGGCTTACAAAAAATAAAGAAGCTAGAAGAAGAAAGGGCGCAAATACACAAAGAATTAGCTAAAAGCAGGTTTGGTATAGGAGAGGATCCTGAAAAGCCTAAAATCGAAGAGGATGGAGATAGTGTTTCTAGCCTTAAAGACAAAGAAGAAGAAAAACTTAATGAGTGGCTAACAAGAAAAGAAGAGCTACAAAAAGAAGCAGCAGAAAGACAAAGACAAAGAGAAATAGAGGCCATCGAAAGCAGATGGATGACAGAAGAGGAAAAGCTGCATGAGAAGTACGAAAAAGAACTTGAGATAATAGGCGAGCATAACGAAAACAAGCTAGCTCTTGAAGATGAATATATTCAGAATTTAATGGATCTGGATGCCAAGAAAGAAGCAGAGAAAAATAAAGCCAACAAGGATTCGTTAAAAAACACTGAAAAGCGCTTAAAGATGGAGCAGCAACTTGAAATGCAAAACGCTAAATCTATCTTGTCAATAATGTCCTCACTTGTTGATAGTGAAAGCAAAATAGGCAAGGCGTTATTTTTAGGAACTCAAGCATTAGCTTTAGCTGAAACGTTTGTAAATACACAAGCGGCATCAATCAAAGCACTTACTCTAGATCCCACTGGCGCATTGTCTGCAAAAGTTCAATTACAGGGTGCGCTTAGCATGGCAGCCATAGGCGCTGCAACTATCGGCAGTTTAGCTGGTGGTGGCGGCGGCTCAACAGGCGGCACATCTATAGGTTCAACAAGCACGCCTAGCATTCAATCAGAGCCAGATTTCGTGCAAGATACAGCTCAATTACAACTAACAGATAGTACTACTAGCGGCTCTGGTACTAATGAGATACGATTTGCTACTGATAGCGGCGACGAATTAGTTGATGCTATAGCTAACGCACTAAACAAAGGCCAAAGAGAAGGGCGATTTTAATGGGTTTATCAATATCATACACAAACGTTTTAATTGACCAAGTGCCAACAATAACCGACGCTGGAACAGGTGAGATACCCGCTAATATTTCAGACCCAGACCATTCGTTAAATTATACGTGCGGCACTAATGTAGCTGATTTTTCTATTAGCTATGGCGCACAAGCTGGTATTAGTTATGTTGCTGTTTCAGGTCATAACGCTGCTAGTCCATCACCTGCAACAGTTGCTATATATGACGGGCTAGACTTTGTTCAGTTTGTACAGCCGCTAAAAAGAAATCATAATTTAATGTTTACTTTTCCAGAAAGAAACTTCACAAATTTAATTATTAGATTTTTGACTGTACCTAACAATCACCAAACAACTGTTAGCTTTGTTGCTGCTGGTAAGCATCTTGATATAGAAAAAGGCGAGCAGGCAGGCTATAAGAGATTATGGCTTATGCGCCAATTAGAGCAACGTACAACCACCAATATGCAGGCAGCACCTGTTAGCTCACTTAAAAAGCCAAAGGCATTAAAAGGTACGTTAACGCTGCCTAATGAGGTGGCAGAGTTTACAGAAACAGACTGGCAGGATTTTATTGACTTTACTTTTGAACAGCCTTTCTTTATTAAAGAGCAGGAAGATGAACCGCAAAGTGCTTATATCTGTTTTGATGCTAAACATGATTTATCAGCGCATCCTCAAACAAGAAAGCTAAACGCTATAAAACTAAATTTTAACGCTTATAACGGGTTATAGAATGGCAACATTTGAGCAAACTAGAAGTATGAGAAATCAACAGCATTTTGAAGTGTTGGAGATTGATTTGCCTGTTATTACTGGTGCTTGTACTATTGGCGGTTCGTCAGGTTATGGCACGCCTTTAACTTGTGACCAATCTTGGACTGGTGAATATAAAACCTATAAATTCACTAACCAAAACGCGCCATTAATTCAAGGCTCACCTTTTAGATGTATAAAGTCTATAAGCGAAACGGCGACATCAATAAAGCCAGGGCAAGGTTTAGCGGGGCGTGGCTCTTTAAGTATAAATT